TCTTGGCTATCAGCACCAGCCTGTTCTAATGCTCTAGATGTCCTAGCGAGACCCTCAGTTCTAACTGAAACTCCCTTGTATTTTGCTGAGACATCACTAAGCATTATTAGGCTCCTGTTGTTAGTGTTGGCTCTTCCTGGCAGTCTAGACGAATTTCAAAAGTGTATTCGTTGTTTAGACCTGCTTCTCCACCAACGGCTGGCTTTGCTGGAATGCGAACAGTTCCAGTGAAGTGTGGCTCGTTAGCAGATGCTGTAGTGTTGCCGTGAGGTGCGTATACATAAGATACGATGTCACCTGTGTTCTCCCAGAGGTATCTCCATAGAGACTCTTCCTCTGTGCTTTGAATTGCGTTAACAGTGAAGTAGTAAGTTCTGGCTCCACCAGCCTGTGCGTCAGCAAAGGTGGTAGCACCGTCAGTTGCTTCCTCATTTTCTAGAACTACACTTGTTGCATCAGCCCAGTAGTCTACTGAGTCAATGGTTAACTTAAGTGCAGAGCCTTTAATGCGTGTTGACATTATTTCTCCTTAAAGGTTTATTATTTTTGTGGTGGAGACAGTTACTGCAAGATAAGTTGCATTATTTGCTTCCATTGCGTATGAAGCAGAAACGGTATCTACCCCATACTTATTATTAACAAGTAGCACAACTACATCGTCAATAAGTGTGTCTAGTGCTTCTGTTGTTACATCGTTTGCCCCAGTTGGTATAACCAATGTGACATCCCATCTAGCAGCAAAAGTTCCGAAGGTATCACCAGACTGTAGATAAGGGCTACCATTAGTAATAATTGCTAGCGGTGGCGTAATACGAGAAGGAACATAAGCAAAGGTTGGAACAACCGCTTCTAGTATTCCTACAAGTGTATTTTTCTCATCAGTTAGAACACTCATTAGCCAATACCCATTCCTAAATACCGCTGAAGAATTGGATAGACACCAATTAGTGGGTCTCTCGCAACTCTAATAGCAGCACCGTCAAAGGTTTGAAATTGAGCAATTCCATTTGGTGCAGACCTGCGGTGATACAATTCGCTACCAGCCTCAAGGTAAGCACGGTTTAGCACCTTGCTAGGCACATCCGCATCGCCTACAACTGATGCAACTAACTCTACGGCTTCGTTCCAACAGTCTTCTACAAAAGCGTCATCGTTAGATGATGCTCCTACATAGTCCTTGAGGTTCTGGTAACTCATTGTTATCTCCTTGGTTATTAGTCAATAACTACTGGCACAATACCTGCTGGCAGTTCAACTGCTGTAGCAGAATACATGTAGACCGAGAAGTCCTTTGACAAGTTGATGATGTTCTCATCCTGTAGACGAACTACTGGTGAGTTATACATACGAATTGCGTTTCTGTTGATGAAAGCAACATCTCCGCTGTCTAGTGCAGGGTCAACTACAACTGAAACAGATGCAAGTGAGCCACCTAGACCAGTGATGTTGATAGAGCCAACATTGTTAGTTCCGTTTCCAGTTACTAGCAATAGTGGGCGACCATCAGCACCTTCTAGTTTTGCAAGAGTCTTGAAGACAGTTGCGTCAACTACTAGGGTGTCTAGAGATAGACCCTGGTTCTGGAACTTAACAGTAGCGTCAACGATAGCGTCTAGCCAGTCTGAGTAAGTTGCAGCAGCGAATGATGCAGCACTTCCGAGGACAACTGCGTTGCCATCGTCAATTGCGTCTTCTACAGCAGTCTTGTAAGCAGTGCGGAACTGAAGGTTCAGTGCCTTACCTGCCTGAATAGCCTGTGCACGAAGAGATGCATCTAGGATGTTGATAGAAGACCTTTCAATTTCCTGACGAGACAAAGTGGTGTAACCACCCAAAGTCTTTACAGGTGCAGTCTTCAACTCCTGCTGAATTTTACCGAAAACAAGGTCATCACCTTCGGCAGCCTGGACATCTACATCCATTGTGTTGCTCTTCAACTGTGCATACTCAATGTAGTTACCTTCTGAAGGAAGGGTTCCTGTTGAGAATACGCCACGAAGAACAGCAGCCTCGTCAATAATACGAGTTAGGTCGCCAACCCAGCCGTTCATAACGACTGCATCAGCAGTGGTTCCACCTGTGTAAGCACGGATGGTTGACTCATCGTTCTTAGCGATAGCCTTTAGGACTTCACCAGCAGAACGAGTGTCTGCGACTGGAGCAGATGCCTCAGTCTTGTTTAATGCAACCTCAAACTTGCGTTCAAGGTTTGTGACTGACTCACGGACTTCATTGAGGTCCTCAGCAGTCATGGTTTCTTTATTTTCCATTATGGACTCCTTGGTATTTTCTGGAAGTTCTTGTAGAACCTCTGTATTTGTTAAGTCCTGCGAGTCAGAACGGACTTCAGTTAATGAAGCCCCACTGTAAGCAGGTAGTGGAACAAGACTTACTTCTCTAACCAGAACCTTAGTTCTGACGATAGTGTCTTCTTCTACTTTGTGTTCTACTGGCTCAAAACCAATAGAGAACTTATTTATTACTCCATCACGAACAAGGGTATAAGCCTCATTCCCTCTTGGAGTTTCTGAGATACGAGCAGTTATCTCAAAACCTTCTTTTGTGCTCTTTCCTGATAGAACTTTGCCAATAGGCTCTTCGTGTCTCCAGAAAAGTTGCGTAGTATCAGCAAGTTCAACTGAGTCTTCCGCAAACCTTTCATTCATGTAGCCAAGACTAATTGTTTGTCCATAAGGAACAGCAATACCAGTTACGGTTCTTTCTTCTTGGTCTACTGCACGAATTTCAAGTTCTCTAATTTCCAGTTGGGACATTAGCATCTCCTTGAGTTGTTGGTGCTTGTGCATCCATCTCTGGCAATGGTGGCAAGTCTTCAATGACACGAACTTCGTTCTTAGTCATCCAACCAGCCTGTAGTGCCGAAGCGTGTGCAGCATAGCGTGTAGTAGTGTCAGCACGAAGAATAACTTCTAAGTTAAACTTCGCTTTGCTCGTTCCTGGCAAGAAGTCAGTTAGAGCATCCTCAATAACAATAAGGTATTGCATCATTGAGAAGCGTATAAAGGCAAGCCATTCTTGGCTCACATTCTGATAAGTCATTGAAGAACCTTCAACGGCTGTAAGCATTAAAGAGGCTGGAACGCCAAATAGTCTAGCCATCTGTAGAGTAGAGAACTGTTGCACTTGTAAGAATTGGAGTTCCTCTGGTTTTAGATAGACAGGTGTGTATTTGAATGCGTTACCTAGAACAGCAACACCGTTTTTCGCCCCAGCCGTATCATTCCAAGCCTTCTTAGCAGCAACAACTTGTTCTTCATTTAGGAACTGGTCAGTGTTTAGATAGCCGCTTGGAACGCCAGAGTTTTCAAACCAGTTAGAAGCATAGTTACGAGTTTCAATGGCTCCGTGAAGTTCTGCTTGTGCTGCTTGAATAGGTCCAAGTCCTAGTGCATGTCCTGGCACTTGTAAGAATGGGATGTGCTTAATTTGTTCTGGTTTAAAGTCAACACCATTGTAAATAAACTTTGTTATTTTACCGTTTACATTTGACTCAACTCTCATGTCCAATGGGTTGAGAGGAGTTAAGTTTATTACTTGTCCGTTTACATCTCTGTCAATAAGCCAGTAGGCATTTCCTTGAGTAGCAAGAGAGATAACTGTTTGCTCAATGAATGAAGAACGAGACATGTCCACACATGGCTTCTTAATAAATGCAGGAGGGTTTGCTACTATCTTGTCCCCTCTCACAACTTCAATGCTCATTTGCTTTGCTGAAATTGCCAAAGTGCTAACTGCACGGTATACTGCTGGAAGAGTTAATGCTTCTCCAACACTTACTGAATTGTAGGTCGCCTCGCTTCGGGTAGGCGGAAGTAACGCTTCGGACATGCCACGCTTTTCTTCTGGCACATAGAAGCGTCCTAAAAAGTTATTTAAAAGTCCCAATAGAACCACCTTAAGGTTATAGTAATAATTCTACCAGAAAACTGGCATGTTTATTCCTATACTTCCAATTATAACCACCGTTTATTAAAATACCTGAACTGGCATTTCTTTTCTTATCTCTGCTCCAAAGACACCCAATAGGGTTGCCATTACAGCGTCAATTTCAACGGATGAGTCTTTTCTGGAGATACGCCAAGCCTCTCCAACATTCTTTCTTATAGTTCTTGGCAACTGCACACTCAGCAATGGGTCGCTGGCATGTTTTATTTTACCTTGCACAGTCTTAGCATAGAACATAGCCGAAGCATTGATAACCTCACCCTGCCCTGTTACATAAACTGGTAAACCTCTCATCTTGAGTTCCTGACCTAGTTCTTTCAAACCATAGCCATCCATGATGTAAGTCAAAGGACTGTATTTGTATAGGCTTGTGCAAATAGCCACAAGTTGTTCCAAACTAGGTTTAGTTATGGATGCTACAACCTCAGTCCAGGTGATACCATTCTCGTCTTTTACTGCTACTGCAATGGTAGCATAAGACCAGTCAGGGGTTCTGTCTATACTGAACACAGGTCTTGCTTTTCCTAATGGGAAGCCATCATCAATACCCCTCGCACAAGTAGACCACAAAGACAAAGGCATAAACGCCCCAGAAGCCTCTGTAAACCTGTTTAGACGATAACGGATAATGTCTTGGTCAGGCATAGTCCTGACATCCTGAAGCATGACCACAGGGTCAATACGACCACTCTCTAAAGCAGGGTTTGCTTCCATAAGTAGTTTTAGAAGTTCGTTATCATCTTTAGGAACTGCTGCTTCGCTGGCTTCCCAGATGAAAGCACCAAAACCATCAATGACACCAGCAATAGCCTTATCTGCATTCTCATACAGGTTGGCTAGTAGTTCAGAGTTGTCATCTCCTGCTGTAGTGATACCTAGAACCATAGTTCCTTTACGAGAACCAGTTCCAGCAACAATAGCGTTATAGACATCAGGGTCTACAAGGTGAAGTTCATCTACAATACCTACCTCAACTGGAATACCTTGAAGAGTCCCAGCATTTGAAGCACGAATAATGTATTTACTGCCTTCTTTCGTTACGATACCTCTGGTATCTGTAATTTTAGACATAAATTTAGACAGACTTGGGTTAGCCTGGATGGTTCTAAGAAGCCTTTCATGCACTAGTCTGGCTTGGTCTGCGGTGCTTGCAACACCCACATTTGTTACTCCAGCCTTGCGTAAGAGTGCCCATAAACCGATAACGGACATGACTTCTGTCTTACCATTTTGCCTTGGAAGGCTACATAAAACCTGACGAAAACGCAAAGAACCATCAGGGTTAGTCTCCAAGATACGCCTGATAAGCCATTCTTGCCATTCATCAAACTTATAGTCATCACCATAGGCTACTTTGAACGCCAGTCTAGCGATAGGCATAAACCAGTCTGCTTCAGAAGTAAACTCCTCAGACAGTTCTGGTGTATAGCGACTGGGAAGTAGCATTACTCAACATTTCTCCGTTTAAGTAAGTCTGCTAGTGGGTCAACTTCTAAATTGCCTGTAGGCTTCTTCTTCAATAGGTTACGATAAGTCAGACCGAACTGTGCAACCAATGGTGGGTTGAGTTTATCTGCGTTATCTAATTCATCAGCCATAGCCTGAAGGCTAATAACTGCTACTGCATCTTCGTCCTGTAGCCAGTCTGCACTTGCTACGAACTTAGTAATGGCTTGTGTAAAACCTCTACTCATAATGTTTCCTGCTTTCTTCTGGATGTTTCCAGACTGTGTAATACTCTTTTGTCGTGGGGGCGAGATGAAACGCATCTCTATCAAAAAAACCAATAGCCCCATTGCTGCTTTGTGTCGTTATGATAACGCTGGCTACGCTTGCTATGGGCATACTGGTATTTGAATGTTTTTGGTTAGTCTTGTATGTAAGGACTTTGGGGGCGAGATGAAACGCATCTCTATCAAAAAAACCAATAGCCCCATTGCTGCTTTGTGTCGTTATGATAACGCTGGCTACGCTTGCTATGGGCATACTGGTATTTGAATGTTTTTGGTTAGTCTT